TTGATCTCCAATAGAAATTGTGGAGAATCCGTTTATCCAGGTGATGCCATTCCAGAACGCATAATCACCGTAATTAGAGCCAGGTTGTAAAGTACCAGTTCCACCATTGTTGCCCCATACAAATGAACTTGTAGCAGTATCATATTGTACCCAACTATTATTGATTGAATTATCTTTACGAAGAGTTGCCCCAATAACAGGTGCTATCAATGAGATTCTGGTTGGATTACAGATTTCGTCAAAACGACCAATATTCTTAATATAGTAATTTGTAGTTGTAGAGAATCCTGAGGTACTTACAAGTTGTTCTAATACCTGGATTTGTTGGATAACGGGAACAAACTGCGCGCGTAAAGACTGGGTATTGGTTTGTGTGGAGAGTGTTGGAAACCAGCCGAGTTGAACCTGTTGACCGCGAGTAACCGTGGTTGTAGAGGGTCCGTATTTCAGTGTTGATGAACCATAGAGATACTCCTTATCAATAGCAAATGTCACATTGGTAAAGTTATCGGTAAATGTCAAGAAATCGGTATTTGTTGAGATAAGTGTACTTCCTGTATAGACAATACAGGGGTCATAAATTGAATTTTTGAGAGCGTTATCACGGATAGTATTATCACCGAGAGTAAGCAATGACGTGCTCACAGTGGAGATATTAATGACACCTGGTGTTAAAAAATAGCTGGAAATAAGATTATAATTGTAAAGTCCTGTAGAATATAATAATTCATCTATTAACGCAATACTGCTAAGAAGTTGACTGTTGACGGTTGAGAAATTATCTTCTAATCCAAGACTCGTGCTCTGTAAATATACAATAGAACTGTAGCTCGAATTGAATACAGTATTAAAAAAGATGGTATTATCACTGACATGTAAGTATGTTTCGCCTGTACCAATGAACTGAAGCGTACGACCGCCGACAGTTTGGTCTACGAGTGTACTAAATGGTAATACCTGCCCATCTGCTATAATTTGGTCGGGACCAATGTTATATATAACGAGACCGCCATTGTCGGCATTGGAATAAAATTGCATACCAGAGCCTGGCGTTAGATTGAAAACATTGTATCCGCCTGATGGTGCGAACTGGTATGTTCCACCATCCGCAGTAGGAGCAATTATCGCATTTACCGCTGGTAGAGCAAAACTAGATGTAAGCGTTGACGTAAAATAGGTACCTCCGTCACCACGACTTACTAAAGGTTGATTTGCCGGAATAGGATAATTACCAAAATCCTTAAAGACGATATCGCGGACAAAAAGGGTGTCCACGTTTAACGTCCTGTTATTTTGTCCGAATCCCGACATTACAGGTTCTACTACTTTGTTGGTTTATGTTTTTTAGGATGGACCGCCGCAGTTTGTTTCTTTTTTTTGGTTTTTTTGTTTATTCATCGTCACTGTCACCGATGAGCTCTACTTGCCCGTCTGTCCAGCGACCGACGTACTGCTCCTTCACGGCATTCGCATCAGGTGTATCCTTGGTGTTGTCGGCATAATAGACCTTGTTGGATGACAAGTTGCGGATGTGAAGACGTCCCTCGTACATGAAACTCTTCCACGCAGCGGTGACTGGCGCAGTATCTACGGCGACCGTTGCGGGCGTAGTATTCTTGGCTGTAGTGGTGGTAGTTGAATCACAAGGAATGCCATTAGGATAGCGTTCATGGAAGAGAGCTGAACCGACAATCTTGGCGCGAGGATAAAGTGTCTCCTCGTCTAGACGACCGTGCCATTGGGCATTGTTCTTCTTAGGATTTGCCTTAGATTCGGCATCCTTTTCAGCACACTTCGCACATAGTTTGGACCCGGGCATAGGCTTCTTTGAACACTGCTTTTCAGGAAAGATCATACCACCCTTACCCTTGGTACCTTCTAGGGGATTGTCCAAATCTAACTTACGACCGAGACAGAGAGTATTATTGATATCGGCAGCCTTGAGGCGAGAGGGATGGTCTCGCCAATTTGTTGTAGCAACGGGCACAGATTCAGTGTTAGAAGGGGCAGGAGCGGCAGGGGCAGCAGCCGCAGCAGGGGCAGCAGGGGTAGCAGGGGCAGCAGGGGCAGCAGGGGCAGCAGCCACAGCTTTGGTGGCAGCCGCAATCTTGCGCACCTTCTTCTCCTTGATAGGAGAAGCTACAACAGAAGGTACGACCTCAGGTGCGACCTCAGGCACGACCTCAGGCACGACCTCAGGTGGACAGAGAGACCGTAGTTCATCGGCAAGGGAAGTAGGAAGAAGATTATTGGTATCAAGGCATAGAATAGCCTTGGCAAGGAGAGAAAGGGAGGAGGACATTGGAATGAATGGAGGATGTAGGAAGAGGAGGCACCATTCTCTTATCCGCTAGGCAGTCCCTCAATTTTTTCCTAGAATCTATATAAGATATGAAATCATTTATAGATACTATAATAACAAATATTCCAATAGTATTAATTGTTCTTGTATTTATATTTTTAATATTAAGCGAGTTCGCAGGCGTGTGTATTAGTTTTGATAAAATAGGAGAGATGCTCAGTGGTGTTATTGTAGGACATCAAGTCAAGGTATTAGGATAAAAAATGATGGACCGCCCCACATTCATCATAAAGCATTACTTCTATAATGAACACCGCCGTGCCCGATACACTTATTCGTGCCTCCGTTCAAGGTATTGTTTATTTAATTAACTCGCAAACGGGTGACGTCTACACGTATAATCCTGAAGCGCCAACCTATATCGGACAACTTGAACGTATTCCAGATACCGATAAGCATCTCATGTCCAAACAAAATGGTTGCCTTCATTACGCCAAGGTGAAGTATCGCGATGATATTCGCGAGGTGATGGAGCGCCTACGCACGACCGCTTGAAAAAAATGAGATTCACACGCCGCAAACACAAAATCGCCAAAATGGACCAACAGATTGAAGATATCTTACGCCAACGCAAACTACTGCTGTGGCGTAAAATACTAGAAACCTTTCCAATTGAACAGAAATATCGTGATATTATTACGAAGAAAATCCTCCCAACACAGGCGGGAGATTTGCGGCAGTATACTGTGCCGCCAAAATCCGACGCTCCGCGCGATAATATGACATCTGCTCCTCATTGCTCTGAAATTGATACGTAAATGTGCTATGCATAATGTTATATGAACTTACAAATGTATATATAGACATATCCGCATTGTTTTCTATTTTTTGACCCTCGGTTAACGGTGGAACTGTATTCGTTTGGGGAGGCACTTGGGAGAATCTCGGCGGTCCAGTTGTCAGATTATTTGTCGGTATAGGAGCAAGTGCCACTGATTGAAAAAACGTCGCCGGTATATACGGATAACGAAGTGTATGAAGTTGCTGTCCATTACGATAATCGGTCGCTTCCTGATTGCTCGCAAATACATACCAATTCGGCGCCCCACCTTTTAGAATATTCAAGTAGATTGCAAAATTAATCGCCTGAACACGATTAAAAGTATCCCACTGCCGTTGTAAGGTAAGCAGGTCACTCTTTGTTTTGTATTTGACACCTGATAAATCGTAGGGGGTCTGAGGAATTGAGCCGTTTCCAATATTTGTAGAAAGGTATTGTGCATATGTATAATTTGAAAGATACGATGGATAGGGATTCATTTCCTTATTCACATAGAGTGATTTTTAAATAGACCGGTCATCATGGACTTCATTGTGATCATTCTTTTCATCCTCTGACGAGAGATCCTTACTATAATCAATAACCGGTCCCTTAGCAGTACTCCTCTTACGAAGACGAGAAACGTGTTCTACAAATTGATCCGTCTTCACCTCGGGCGACGAACCGAGTAGATGATGAGGCTTTTGTGTAGGAGGACCGAGGGATTTTAGGCGAGATTCCGCCCGTTCTTCTAGGGTACGTGTAATCGCAAGTTGTGTTTCGGTTTGTTTGGACGTCTCAACCCTTTTAGCAAAGGAAAGAACTGGGCGTTTGGACGGACCCATGGTGCGAACGGATGTAGCAGATGTGGACATTTTTGTAAGAAAGCGTAGGAGGAGGTGGGAATCCTGACACCACCAAAAGAAACTTCAATTTTTTGAAGCGAGTTGCGAGCGACCGAAGCGACGCACTTTAGGTATCATCAAACATCATCTTTCCCTTGCCGCCTGATATTTCAAATACATTCCATGCCTCGCCATACGTTAATAGATACGTTTTACGACTCTTATTACGCGGGTCCATTGGTATAGGTGCCAATATAGGATAGAGAACCGGCAACACCGCACGGGTGAATTGGAGTGTTCCTGCGGGTTGAGCAGTATCAAATGCTCCAAAAGTAATATTGTATACTTCTTGAGGAATAGGATACGTAAAATCCAAGCCCATACGAATATTCTTCCAATAACACGTGACTTCACGGAAAACCGCTGTATCCCATTGTTGAATACGGTCAATGTTAGAAATATTAAGACGTAAAGATGATACAAAGGCGGAATTATCGGAGGCGGTGAGAACGAGTCGCTGCCCCGCCAATGTAGACGCATACGACCGGAGACCTACCAACATACGACTTACAGAGCCAATCATATCAATGGTAAAAGGGAGTTGTATAGTTGCGGAATAGGGCGGCGATGCGGCGACAAACGAGTTATCTTCAATTGTAAATTGTTCGTGACGAACATTTGTATAAGGGATTCGTAGAGTCTGGGATTTGAGCCATAGATTCGCATCACGGGGTAGATAAAGCTGCGTGGATTCCAGAGACATCTGAATAGGCTGAACCTGCTCTAAGGGGAGTGTCACTTGAGTAGTGTCAATAGGTCCCCCCTGTGTTGCCTGGATACGCAAGGGTTTGCCTCCCCACGGCTGCGGTTGTAAACGTCCATCACTTGCTACAACGACCTCGTTCAATTTACGTAAATAGATACGAATACGCCATCGCTGTTGGTTTAACGCCGAAAGCGGCATACCAGGCTCGAACGCCTCTTCACTGCCGAGAATTGGTATAGGAACTCGTAATTCGGCTAAGCTCGCCGAGCGTCCAATGGCAAGTGGCGTTTCAACACGTGAACCGACCTCGTCGTTCATCAAGAATACAGGACCTGTTTCTGCTGTTTGCCGGTTTCGCCAAGAGAGATATTCACCATAGTTTTCGTGAATAAGAACCTGGTCTTGAAATACCTGAATTTTATCAATAATCTGAAAGCCAATATTGTTTGTGTAACCGAAGGTGACCCCACTAGGATCGGTCACGATTCCGTTAGGATTTGCGGCGACTGCCAGAGGCGGCAACCATGTAGGTAATTGAATATGAAGAAAGAAATATTTTGCCATATCACCCCGATGGTCAATATCAAAATCAACCCATCGCCCCCAATCTGGCTGATTACGTGGCTGCGTTATGTAAATCTCTTTGGTGAATGGCACTGAGCGCATATAGACACTATGAAAAAAGGAGACCGTAGGATTCGCGGTAAAAAAGATATCCTTTTTGCCTCTAGCTACGAGTTCCATTAGACCACCGGAGCGAGATGACATTATGAATCTCCTTAATTTATACTTAGCGATTTTAAACCCGCACATTCAATAGAGAGATGTTTCACCCATTGATGACCTTATTTACAGCCGTGCTGTTTATTGCTCTTACACCCGGTATCCTCGTCACATTACCACCTAAGGGTTCCAAACTTGCGATTGCGGTGACACACGGTCTCCTCTTTGCGCTTATCTATGCCGTTACCCATAAGGCGGTCTGGCATCTCACAAAGAAGTACGAGGGGTTCCAAGCTGAGTACGTTTTCCCACCGGCAATCAAGAACGGTGATATCTGTAAGACACAGACATGTATGTGTAATGGTGCGGAGATTGCGGAGGCGGGACGTTGCCAGTAAAAAGCCGCTTTGCGTTAGACGCTCTGCGTCACCGGCTTAAAAACATAAACAATTGAACGACTAACGATGAGTTTTCCGAACATCAGTACCGGCTATGGCTTGACCGTCCAACCAGTTAGCCCGCCGAAGTTAAGTGAACTCAAGGTGACCGATGACAAGCTCAATGTTATTCTTACGACAATTCGCATTCCAGATGAACATATTTGGGCGAATGGTCTATTCCAAAATGTCTATATTATCTATCGTATGCTTGAAGTGATGGGACTCAAGCCCTGGTTAATGGTGGATAATAACCAGAATCATAAGGATGCCACGGTCCACGAAAAGTTCCGTATGATGGATTTTAAGGAGTATGCGGCGAACCCCTTCCCTGTCGCTTCCTACGTAGAGATGGGTATGTCCTGCGATCCTGGTATTCGCCGTTTTTTCCGCTCTATGGGCGCCAAGGTCTCAAAGCTCTATCTTGGTAATATCTTGAATATTGATATTGAGACGATTACGTTTATGAAGGGCGTCAATTTCAGCCATCACGTTGCCGGCGAACTAGACGAGATTTGGGTGAGCCCTCATTACGATTTCCACGCCGAATACGCTGGGTCTATTAATGCCCTTTGTGGGAAGACCAGGATTGCGCCCTACGTATGGGACCCTATGTTCATTGAGAATATGGGACAGGTGTATGACGATAAGGGGCTATCCCTAGAATCGGAGCGACTCTTCGTCATCATGGAGCCGAATATCAGTTTTCAGAAGAATTCAATCATTCCAATTACGATTACAGAAGCGTATT